GGCGTTTAAAGCTGTCGGCGACTTGAAACTATCAGCCACACTGAAAACTATTGCACCAAATTATGATCCGGCAACTGGGGAATCTACGAATACAGAAACTTTACATGAAACTGAGGTTGTCCGGCTATCATTGAAGGAATTATCTGCAGGCAACACATTACTGAGATCTACGGATAAAAAGTTTATGGTTGAGTCCGCAAATATCGCCGCCACACCTAGCACTAATGACCATATTATAGTAGCTGGCCAGGATGGCCAGGAGTACACGATTATCAAAATAACCAGCGATCCGGCTGGAGCAACTTGGACACTTTATTGTCGTGACATGGCGGAGGGATAGGACTGGTGGCTGTTAATTTAGTCGGGTTTGAGCATGGTTTGCAATCGTTCACGCAACAAATCGATAAGAATGCAGTGGCGGCTGTTAAATTCGCTGGCTTCACGGTTCTAAAAGAGGTTGTAAGGCATACGCCGGTAGATACCGGAAAGCTTCGCGCATCATGGAATATATCGAAAAACAATCAAGATCTTGGCGTGTCGGATTACTCTGCACCTAAAGGAACAGCCAAAAGCGTGGTTAAAAGAACTGCTTCGGCTGAATCGTTATCTGGGATGCAAAGCATCAGCGGACTAAGGCTTGGTGATAGCATCCATGTGACCAACAATATTGAGTACGCGCCCTACATCGAACTTGGCACGGAAGCTATAGCACCCGCTGGAATGCTACAGCGAGCAATAGCGTTTCTGAAAGAAAAAATTAGCTGATCATGGGGTTTGCCTCTGATAGCGATATTCTAAGGATTAGGCTCCAAACAGAGTGGGGCATACTCCACCCCGACATGCCCATTAGCTGGGAAAACGTGGCATTCACTCCACCTCATGGACAATGGGTCAGGTTCACGATAAAAAACGGAACACAGGAACGGCAAAGCATAAGCGATACTGAAAGTGCAAGTTTCAAAACGATAGGATCAGTAATTGTAGAAGTGTTTACGCTGGCAGGGCTAGGCACTGGTGCAGGCGATGAACTGGTGGATGATGTGAGTAATATTTTTCGCGGATTCTATCAAGACAGTATTCGATGCCGTGCGCCTGCTGTAACTTTCTCTGGGAAAAATGGAAAATATTGGAAAAATATTGTCCACATCCCGTTCGTTTCTTACGAGTCTCACGGCGTAAACATTTAGATTGAGGGTAAAAAAAATGTCTGACTCAAATAGGACTATTCTGATTAGAGGCACCGAGGGATACGGCGGAACAAATTGGGGAGTTTCTCCGGCTGGCAGCGTAACCCCAAGTAATTACCAGACGCTTTGCACGGTAGATAATAGCTTAAACAAAAACGTAACTTTTGTGCAGGATGATTGCATCCGGTCCGACCGCCAGACCGATCACAGTTTACTGACAGCACAAACCATTGAGGGCGATATTAGTTTTAACCTGTCGTTCCTAACTTTTGACGAGGAGTTCGAAGGGCTCTTCATGGATGCGTGGTCCAGGATGCCGACTGATGATAATAATGGTGTGGCAGATTCAGCTATTACCCAGGTCACGGACTCAACCGATACTTTTGCCGTTGATGATGGGGGGATTGGGTACGTAGCAAATCATCTTATTAGGACCACCGGTTTCGCTGACGCTGAAAATAATGATGTTTTCGAGATTTCCAGTATCGCCACCAACGATATCCTTGTTGCTGGCACGCCTACCTTGGTTGATGACGCCACGCCAGCGGCAACAGCAAGGCTTAGTGTTGTGGGTTTTGCGGGTGCATCCGGGGACATTGAGGCGGTTGATGTTGTAAGCGATGGGTATATTGGCCTTAAGAGCACTATCCTTGATTTTACCACGTTGGGGTTGTCGCCAGGACAATGGATTAAAGTTGGTGGTGCACTAATAGGTGAACAATTTGTCAACGAAGCGACTGTTAACGATTTCGCTAGGATCGTTTCTATTACTGCAACAGAAATTGTTTTGGATGAAGTCCCCGCAACTTGGGCAGATGACGACGGCGCGGGTAAAACTATCCGCGTGTGGATTGCCGATACCCTGAAAAACGGTGTCACTCGTAAATCGTTCTCCTACGAACGCGAATTTTCAGACCAGGTGGGAGATAAATACCAGCAGTATACCGGGATGGAGATCGCAACCGGTTCATTAAATTTCCCAAGCGACGAAAAAATTACGGGAAGTTTTGGGTTTATGGGGAGTAACGCTGCTTTTTCTGCTACCTCTTTGGAGACTGGGACGCCACTACCTGGCTTAGGCAATCAACCACTGACGACAACAAGCAACCTTGGTAGCGTGATGGAGGCTGGTGCCACTATAACGGGGCCAAACTGGATCCAGAGCATGGATATCAGTATTGCAAACAATCTCCGTGATATTAGAGCCGTAGGTAATCTCCCATCCGTTTCTATAGGTGTGGGGTCGCTGGATGTTACAGGAAACATTACCCTGTATTATGGTGATTCTACCATGTTAGCTAAATATCAATCTGCTGAGGCAACGTCCATTTCCTTCAGGACCGAACTAAACAACCAAGCGTATGTGTTTTCAATGCCCCGGATTATCTTCGAATCCGGGAACTCGGATATTACGGGCAAAGATACTGATGTTACCACTCCTCTGGGATATAGGGCTCTCAGGGATGACACAACTGATGCTCACATTCTACTCAGCAGTTTTGAGTATTACCAATAAGATTCAACCAATAAAACACTAAAAACCAGGAGGCAGGGATGGATTTTGATGAGAGATACGGAACAGAAAAGGTTCTTGAGCAGGAGGGCGCATGGATTACCTTGTCCGAGGGCGAGAACGGTGAGCCAGACACAGAGGTGATGGTTGCGAGGTGGGGTAAAAACGCCCACCGGAAATATTTGCACCAGTTGATGCAACCACACCGTAGAATACAACAGCAGGGGGCAACAATCCCTGATTCTATCATGCGGCCAATCCTCAGAAAGTCGGCGGCCAAGCATATCCTGAAGGGCTGGAAGGGTATCGAAATGTCTGGGAAGGATTTCCCGTACTCCGAGGATAATGCACTTGCCCTGCTTGAGAATGAGGATTTTATGGATGAAATCATAGAAATCGCCGGGTATAGGCACACATTCCAGAAGGAGGTGGGAGAAGCTGAGGCAAAAAACTAGCCGACGCCGTAACCTGGCAAGCAAAATATGGCGGTGAAAGGGAGGCTTTTTTCCTTAAGCTGTACAATCTTAAAGGTGTTACGGCAAGCGAATTAAATGATAAGCCTGATCTATGGATGGGCATGGAAATGCACTGGGAAATGTTTTGGATGCTATCCCGGTGCAGAACCTCAAATGGGTTTGGAGGAGCGAATCCGCTTGCGATTTCTGAAATGATTCCGATTATCCAGGTGTATGGGATCATTGATATTCAGCGAGCATTAAACCTACTTATGGCGGCTGATAGCGCATATCTGGCCGAATTCAATAAAGCAAAACCAAAAACTCCTCGGAAAAAATAAATGGCTGACGCTGCGGTTCTTAGTGTAGAAATAAACAGCCAACCAATGGTCGCCGGTGCAGCGCGCGCCGAGCGGTCATTGGATGATCTTCGGCGTTCAGCTCGCAGCCTTTCCGGGGGCGTTGATCGGCTGGAGAACGGATTAACCCAAACCACGCAGGGCATGCGCCGATCAGCTGCTGCATCCAGAACACTGGAGCGTTCCATTAACCCGCTTGCTAGTGGGTTTGGCAGGTTGCAAAATAGCCTCGGTGGTTTGAGCAGCACGCTGGCTGCATTCGGCGTAACTATGGCAGCGGGTTTTGGTCTAACCTCGGCAATTAAGACTATCGCCACCTTCGATCAATCTATGTCCCAATTGGGAGCGGTTACCCAGGCAACTACCAAAGATTTAGCAGCGATGGAGGAGCAAGCCAAAGATCTTGGTGCTACCACCTCTTTCTCTGCCAGCCAGGCAGCCGAGGGGATGAAGTTCCTCGGTCAAGCCGGTTTCGATACATCCCAAATTATCGCAACAATGCCTGATATGCTCAACCTGGCCACCGCTGGATTTTTGGATTTGGGGAGAACCGCCGATATTACAAGTAATATTATGGGTGGCTTTGGTATTAACGCAGAAGATATTAGGCATACCACGGATGTTCTGGTCACTGCCATTAATAGTGCAAATACCACAGTAGAAGAGTTAGGAGATGCTTTTAAATTTGCTGGAACGACAGCAAAAGGAATAGGAATCTCTTTTGAAGAAACAGCCGCCGCTATTGGCGTTTTATCAGATGGGTCATTAAAGGCTGGTGAGGCAGGGACAGGCCTCAGGCGCGTTCTTTTCCAGTTAATTAAGCCAGGGAAGGAATCGCAGGCTGTTTTAGATAAGCTGCAAATAACACAAGCTGATTTAGATTTTAAAACACGCTCCCTTTCTGATGTGATGAACACATTTAAAGAAGCAAGTATTGGGACGAAGGACGCACTAATAGTTTTTGGGGCAGAGGGCAAAAATGCTTTTGATTTATTGTCGGCGGGATCGAGTAAACTTGAAACATTAACCCAAAAAATGAACGATGCTGAGGGAATAGCAGAGAAAACCGCCGATCAGATGGAAAATAACATACCTAAAGCCGTAGCCGGGTTCACTTCATCCCTTGATAAATTAATACTAAAACTCGGAGACGCCGGCGCAAAAGGTGCTATGCGGAGTTTTGTTGATACATCAACGGAGATGGTTAGGGCTATTTCTGACCCCAAGGTTTTCGACCCCCTAATTGATGGATTATCGAGGCTCACAAAAATAGTTGTGATTGGTGGAGCCCTTTATTTAGGGTTAACTAATTTACCCTTGCTTTTATTGAAAACAGGCGAGGCAGTAGGTGTGCTACAGCTAGCTTTAAGCGGCCTAACTGTAGCAGGCGGCACGGCTTTTGGTGTTACTTTTGCAAATAACGTCCAGGCAATTGGTGCGCTTGGGGTTACATCCAGCGCAGCCGCTCTTGGTGTGGCCGCTCTTAGTGTGGCAATAAAGGGTGTTGTTGTCGCATGGATTGGCTGGGAAATAGGAAGTTGGCTTCGTGACATAGATCTTGTAAAAAATGCGATCGACAAAATCACCAGAGTTTCAGATTTTGGTGCCATAATTGGGGAAGTTGGTGATCTGCGTGAGGAGATGCATGGCCTAGCGTTCGATCTGGCAGAATTCGACAGGCTAAACAGGCAAGCATTGAAGGGTGGAGCACTCGAAGAGGGATTCTTCCAATTGTTCGCTGGTAATGCTGTGAAGATGAGAGCAGATCTTAAGGGCACGGCGGCAGGTTTACGGGAAATGGGAGATGCGGCACTACGCCTCAAGGATAACTTAACTCCAGAGCAGGTAGCTGATGTAACGCGAGAATTTGACCGGATGACTATCATCCTTGCCACAGCGGGGATGACCGACCTTGCTGGGCAGGCATCGCAGTACGCACAAAGCCTAAGAGATGTGTCTAAGGACGCCGACTCGGCAGCCGATGGCATTGATAAAACCAAGAAGGCGATGGATAAAGCCACGGCTAGCACTGACGCCACGGCAGGTGCAGTTGACGGCCTTAGCGATGCCATGGCAAACCTCCCGGATATCGCACCAAAACTCAATGCATTAGGCATAGCCAGAAGGGATATTGAGTCATTCCTGGCAGATCAGCGACAACAACAGTCATTGCTCAGGATAGAGGATCCGAGGGATCGTTTTGTCGCGGCAAAATCTTCTGGACTTTCAGAGAAGGCTCAACTCGCCGGACAGAATGATGCGCTCAGGGAGGCTATCGGCCTAACTTATGATTTGCAACAGGCAGATATCGCACGCATCACAACGAACAGGAAATCAGAAGCGGACCGGGCAGATGCACTGAAATCATTTAGTAGGGCGTCAGATGCATCAGATAAAATACAACAGAAACGCATCGACGGCATGCTTGATGCCGAGAAAGATGCCGCCAAGAAGCGAGAAGAGCTGATTCGCCAACCCTTTGAAAATGCCATGGCTGATATTCAATCCACATTCACTGATGCATTTGAGAATATCTTTACTGGTGGCGTAGATTCGTTCGAGGATTTAGGCGACGAGATCATTAAGATAATGGGCCGAATGGCCGCTAATGTGGCCACGATGATGATTTTTAACCCAGAGGTTTCCTTTACTGATGCTATGGGTGGTGTGGCACCTGGGCTCTTTGGCTCCGCAAGTGGTGGTGATGCCGCAGGGATATTAGGAACGGGGATTTCAGGTGCAGATGTAACGGGGATAATCACTGCTATAACCGTAGGGATGGAACTATTTAACAGGCAACTGTCCCCAACAGGTATAATTTTTGGGCGGGAAGAGAAGCTCCCTGAAGTCACGCTAGGCATGGGGCCGGACGTTAAAGAATTCTGGGAGGATTTTATCTCTGCACAGGGGTCTTTTGGATCTATTGGTTTGGTGGGCGAAGAAAGTAGGCATATATCAACCGAAAGAACACAGTCACTGCAAGTATTTTTTGATAATCTTGCAGCAGCCGACACAGCCATGGCCGGATTTTTAACCCCTGACCAGATTGACCAGATCCGCGAGCATATGGATAGGTGGCAATCATCCATCCGGGGGGGCGTAGACGATCTGACTGCTATGGCTGAAGAACGAGCCAAGGAGATTTCTTCCTTCATTGAATCGCAGGGATTTGAATTAATTGATCCAGAAGAGGTTCGGAGGGATAGGTCCCGCGCAATCGAACAGCAGCAGAGAAATTGGCAGACCGAGGAGGATGCGAGGCAGAGAGCAACGGAGGGTGTGAATAATTTAAGCAAATCATTCGAGAGGCTTATTTCAACTGAAGGGGTTACCGGTTTCAATCTGGAAATCTTAAAGCTGGGCCAATGGTTCAGTGATCAGCAGGAAAAACTTAGAGGTTTAGCGTCTCAGGGAGCGGATACAGGGAATGCTGAAAACCTGCTAACCGAGGCGTATCAATTCAGGGAACGCATAATCCGTGGAGGGATGATCGATTCTTTTAAAGAATTAGGATCCGCACTTGATGAAACGGCATTCTCAGTCGAGGGGTTTTCCCAAAAATACCAGATTGAGATTAATGATGCCGAAACCTTCCTGACTGGTTTTTTCGAGTGGTTACAGGGAGATGCTAACGAAGTAGCCGACACATTAATTGACCTAAGTGTTCGCATCGGCGTCCCGCTGGAGCAGATAATGTTGGACATAAGGGGGGTGGTGGAGATAGCCGATGAACAGGCGGAAAAATTAGCAGAGGCAAATGACAAACTGAAAGAGGAAGCCGACAAATTCACGGATAATATGATTTCTGCGTTTGATGGGTTCGTTGATAGCGTTGAAGATGTATCGCAAAGGATTGCTAAATTTTCAGCCGTTAATATTGGGGGACAAAGCCAAAGCGGGTTTATTCAGGAGCAGCGTGCCGAATTTTCAACCAAACCATCTAAAGATCCAGCCAAATGGACGCCAGAGCAAATGACTGAAGGGACTCAGCTATATGTAGAGTGGCTTGATGCTGTTTTCGAGGAGCAGAGTAAAATCCTAACTGAATGGGAGCGGGTTGATGATCAAGCGAGGCGGGTTATCGCTGATGGCCGATCCATCGGAGATGATCTGGTGAGCACCATCCAGGACGTGCCTGTCTTACTAGGCGGGACGATATCAGAAGTTGATGATTATATAACTGCTATGAGTGTATGGGTTGATCACTCAAGAAATGTTCGCCGGACGGCATTAGATTTAAGTAGACAAATATCATCAGCACGGGGAGCATTGGAGTCTGAGTTAAACCCCCAGACATTAGCAGGTCTTGACCTCCAAATATCTACCCGCAAAACAGCATTACTGAGCGCAGCATCTCCAGAGGCCGGAATTGATCAGGCGCAGGAACTTTTTGATCTGGTGATGGAAAGATATGAGATGGAAAAAGATCAGATTGCAGATGTCAGTAAACTTTATAATGGCATTGGAAGCACCATAAAAGCGGCCAACCAAACATTTTGGGATATTCAGTTAAACAAGGATATTTCACCACTGACGAATCAGGAGCGTGTCTCGGCAGCACAGGAAAGGTTTGGCCAATTAAAGACGGCAGCTCAAACTGGCGATCCAGAAGCGGTAAGGGAATTCCTTAATTTTACTGGCCCATTCTTGGAGGAAATGCGGGGATATTTTGCCACCAGTGATGATTTTGTAAATATCTGGGAGGACGTAAAGCTAGATATTGATTCGTTCACCTCGGCGTCTGGGTTTGCTATCGCCACGGAAGGCGAAACACTTACAAGTATCGAGGATTCAACCACCAGAGCGGCTGATACGCTGGAGTTTATTCAATCGGCATCCGATCAGTTAGCTGTCAGTTTGACCGATAACGCGAAACATCAGGCTGGCGTTATGGAGGATAATTTAGGTGTCGGCGGCCCTATTGAGAAAGGAATAACAGGAGTAAGTACTGCCATTGACGGCCTTGCCGCTGAGATAATCGAAATGGTGAGGGTGTTAGGTGGGTATGTTGATGTGATTAGCGGGATTGCTCCTACGTTGGGTGTTGGGGAATCAATTACGTCAGGCGGGGTTACGTATGAGGGGCCTAATGCACAGGAGCAAGCCGCACAGATAGATGCATTGGCAGTCCAGTACCGAGATCCAACACTTACGCCATCAACATCAACAGCGTTACAACAACAAACACAGTCTCCGGCGGTGTCATCGCCCACCCTTAATACTACTGCACAAATCTCCACACCTGTTCCGGTTGATATTGGGTCGGTGGAATCCTCTGTGCAACCTGCCACATCGTCAGGGATAGATCTAACCACACAAGCATGGAAAGACCTTGATATTATATTCACAAGACACGATGGCTTGGAAAAAATGATCTTTGATGGGGATATGGATGGCAAGATGTGGCGGTCTACAGATTTCCAAGAGTGGTTCAACGATAATAAAGGTGATTCCACGAAAATAACTGCACAACAGGCAATGGATTTCCCCACTTTAATTTGGGCGTTGGACGCGGTTGGTTATGAGAGAGGAACCAATTTTGTCCCGCAAGACGGATTAGCATTCCTCCATGAAGGAGAGGCAGTAATTCCAGCAGGAACGGCTGAGGTTTGGCGTGATGAGGGCATGTCTGGGGGTTCCGAGGATTCCAAGAAAATAGTTATTGAACTCCAGGGATTGCGCCGGGAGGTAGCGGCAAATAACGAGAAGCTTCTTGAAGCCCAGAGGATGATTTGGGAGGCTACAGGAATAGTTGGAGAAAACGTGGAGGCTAGTGGTAATGAAATCGCTCTAGTGATCCAAACCGGCAATGAAGCCGAGGCACGGAGGTAGTTATGGCTATATCAGATCTAGAATATGCCGCATGGCTAGCTAATCCATCAACAAACAAGCAAGTCCTTGTTGTGGCTAAGTATTACGACACCAGCGAGGAGATAATCTACTTGTCGGATGGAGTTTATATCACGGGGCCAGCGGAATCACCACCAAATCAGCCATTTATAGATAAAATTGTGAGCATCCCCAATTTTACAAGACGAGTTGACCCACGGACATTAAAGTCATCATTTGCGGTTGGAGATATTGTCATATCCAATCCAGATGGGGATTTCGATCCCTGGCTTGAATATGGCTGGGATGGCCGAGATATCACGATTTACTATGGGGATCCTACGTGGGAGTTTGCGGATTTTCGGCCACTACTTACTGGAGCAATTTCTGATGTTGCTGCCTCGAATGATACGCAGATTGCAATAAAAATCAGGGATAAAGGAGACCGGCTGAATGGGCCACTTAAGATAGGTACTATTGACCCCCCCACACCAAGGTGTTACGGGGAATGCTACAACATATCACCGCGCCTAATTGATGAACCTACACACACATACAGGATTAATGATGGCAGTATAGAAGATATTTTAGATGTTCGGGAAAACGGAGTCACTGTCTCGTTCAGTAAAAATCTTAGTGCAGGGGCGTTCTCGCTACTCATTGCACCTCTGGGGCAGGTCACGGCAGACGTGAAAGGGATGAAGGTTGGGCCTGGACCTTCCCCACCTTCCCCCGTTTACGTCAATAAAGTAGCCGATATTGTTAGAGATATAGTCACGAAGCAAGAAGTTTTGGCCGACGAAGAAATTGACGATGCTAATTTTGCGGCGTTCAATGTGGACGTCCCTTATATAGTAGGAATATACATAGATGATCGGCGTAATATGCTAGATGTGCTGGAGGAGCTTTTGGGCGGAGTTGGCGCATTTTGGGATTTTAGCCCCGAGGGAAAAATGCAACTACATGTGTTGAATCCCCCCACAGCCATAGCGGTACAAGATTTGAGCGTAGATGATTTATACCAAAAAAACGCCATCAAATTAAAAAAAAAAGAACTGCCAATGTACTATTTCTCTTTAAGGGGGAAACCTAATTTCACCCGGCAAGAGCAGGGTTTAGCGGGTTCAGTTTCAGAGCTAGATAGAGCTCAATGGTTAGATGAGTTTGTTATCAAAAAGGGCACCGGCGGTGGTGGAGTCCGCCAAAAGTTTCTATTGGCAGAGTCGCCCCCATATGTCCCATGCCATGCAGTGGTTAATGCTGACTTAAGCACAGAGACTATACGCAGGGCCGCGTTATACCTATCTACCTTCCCTGGGACTTATGTGATGAGATTAACTTTCACAGTCAAAGCAACCATAAAAGCCCTATCGTTGTCGTTAGGTGATACTGTGGAGCTAACCTACCCCCGGTTTGGATTTGATGCTGGAAAGAAATGCCTAGTTATTGGTATGCAAGAAAACATCACTGAACGGTACGTTAAACTGGATCTGTGGCTTTAAAGTATGCCTAATTCAAAACTTAGGATAGTACGCGACTTCCATACCGATTTTGACACCATGGTGGCTGACCCTGTTTTTGTGTCCACAATGGATGTGGTGAATTTACAGGATCAATCTAGGGGCTTGGTGGCCAGAACAACCTCCACAGCAACCCAAATCATTAAAGGCGATTTCTCCACATACCGGCGTATCGGGGCATTCGCACTAAATAGGCACAACCTAACGATTGATTCTACAATCCAGATTGAGCTTTTTGACGATCCAGCCCAATCCGGTTCCTTGGAGTATGATTCCGGGGAATTTCTGGCCGTTGAGACTAAAACCCTTGGGGAATTAGATTGGGGGGTGGACGTTCTAGGAGCAAACATTTTCACTGACTGGGGTTACGCCCTCACTATCCATTTTTTCACCGAAGCGATTTGTCAATCTTACAGGATTACAATTAAGGATGCGGCCAATCCTGATGGGTATTTTGAGGCATCCAGGATGATTTTAGGGCCATATATCGAGCCAACGAAAAACCTAGACTTTGGGTATGTCGGCGGGTGGTCTGGGGGCACCACGCAAATCAGAACCGCAGGGGGATCTTTAATCAGTCTTGAGCCGGTTGGCGGTCCTTTTCGGCAACTATCATTCTCCATAAGCAACCTACCAGTATCAGAGCGTGCAGTTTTTTACGATTTAGGAAGGCACCCAGGTCTAAAGGATGATATGTTGATCTCACTTTTCCCAGACAAAACCCTATCTGCTAGGCGGGACTATGCAATGTTTTGTAAATTAACCAGTTACCCTGGAATGTCTGAGCAGTTCCTGGCCGCATATAACACCCAACTACAAATGCAGGAGAGTTAATTAAATGTCAGGGTTAGGGCCAAACCAGGTAGGGGCAGATTATATTAATCGGATGAATCAGATCACCACCTTTTCGGTATTCGATAAAACTGTCGCGCCAACTATCAATGATGACTCCGATGATGAATTTGAAGTGGGTTCAATTTGGATCGATATTAATAATAATATAATCTACACATGCATGAACCCAACTGTAGGTGCTGCTGTATGGGTTGTGAATGCCGTTGGTGGCGGGGGGTTTCTAGATGATTCTGATTTCCCCGCTAATGGCACCATGGAGCGTACTGGGGCGGGAGTATACCAAACTACATTATTTAAAAGGGATGCTACCGTTGCACCCACGGTAAATGATGATACGGGGGCAGGGTATACTGTCGGGTCCAGGTGGGTTGATGTTGTCGGCGGCAAGGAGTATGTGTGCCTGGATAATTCAGCAGCGGCAGCAGTTTGGACAGAAACAACTGGTGGTGGTGGAGGTGGAGGTGGGGATTCAACCTTAGTTGCATTCCAAAATTACTCAACATGGGTCGATGATAGCAGTAAAACGCTGGCATTAAGTCCATCTGTCCCAATCGGAAAAGTGAGCACTACGGTTCTTGAAGAGGTGCCACAAGAGGGCGTTACGAACGCAGATTGGCAGATATTAGCTGATGATACTGCTTTTGATTTGGAGGATTCCGCGTATGCGCAAACGATCACACCATCAGCCACCAGTGGGCAACAAGTAATATTTACCCTTGGCGGAGGCACTTGGTCGGCGGCAGATGTTGGTAAAAAGATCGTTAATATTTCCGGGGGAGAGTCTGGGGTTGGATTTATTATTGCCCAAGGTGGCGGGACAACTTGCACCGCTATTATTACTACGGCATTTACTGATACTAATGCCATAGCGTCTGGTGATTGGGAGTTATACAAGGGCGATTTCACCGTTAATGGCGAGTATGGTCCTGCTGGTGATTCATATACTGATTGGGCGACATGGGATGGCCTGGATGATGGGCCAGAGAGTCAACTTACAAGCATTAACTCTTCTTGGGGAGTGATCGATACTATAGATTCAGGGAGGGCGCTTACTTCATGGCAAACAACTGGGAAGGGCACATGTGCTATTTTATCAAAAAGCGGCAATGTTTTAAATAAAGGCACTGAAACTGACTTTGAGGTCGGCGGGAGTACTACGTATCAACGAGTAATAGTTTTGGATTCAACATATGCAGTGATTTTATACGTAGATGGTGGGGATAGTAGCCATGGAGCCGCTGTTTGTGTTGAGATGGGTTCTGGCACCACCATAATAAGCACTGGGACTAAATATACTTTTGATGGTGCTGGGGCTGTGGCTTATATCGAAGCGGCAAAATTAAGCGCAACAAAAGTGGCTATTTTATACTCAAGAGGCGGTCTCCCGCGTGTTCTTGTTATTGAGCGGACTTCAGGTACCACATTATCCGGGGGAAGCAGTGAACCGATTGATGTGTTGAACAAAATTTACATGGGGATTATGTGCCCAGACTCAACCCATGCTTGTGCTTTTCATAGGGCTACAGGCGATGATATTTTTAGTACGTTCATCACAATTACCGGAACCACAGTTATCCTTGAGCCATCAACAATTTTCGATAGTTCAAATAATTATGGTAGAGCTACCGCATGCTTCTTGAGCAGTACAGAGGCACTCGTTGGATTTAGGAAAACAGTCTTTGACGGGGGGGGTATGGGAGTGATCCACGCCACTATAAATATAGGAGCAAAAACAATAACGGCTGGCACTCCATCCGTTGTCGAGCCGGGTGTTACTGATATTACTTATCCTTTGGTATATAAAATAACTCCTACATTAGGGGCGATCGCTTATTTGAAATCAGGTAACGGCTACCTCGGAGTATTCTCAATCTCTGGGGCAACCATCACCCCAGAAACTGTCAATGATTTCACGGTCGGAGTTACCACTTATTATGATTTATGTGTGCTGGACGAAACAGCAATAGTATCACGTTGGAGAAGAGCGAGTGATGACAGAGGTGTGGCGCAAATCTCAACCCAGGTTACAGGGGCCTATCACTCAAGCTCTTATGTAGCTACTCACACTAATAACGACGGCCAGATAGCAACTGATCATTACACAGACTTAAACTCCATGGCGGCTACGGAAGTACTTGGAGGGGAGTCTATGTATTATGCAGTATCTGTTGATGGCCGCCAGGTCTGGAAAGTTTGTGCTGCTGGAGAAGGTGCGGTGAACAGGATAATCGCATCGGACCGGAATATAGTGCACGGCAACGGTGATGGGAACTGGTATGTTAATATTCACACAACGTTTGGTAGTGAGACGTGGGATCCTGCAAGCCCCAACACAGCATTTGAAGCATTGGAGGCCGCTATGGCGATAGCGGCGAACCAAATGACTAGCACCGACCTTACAGACGCCGACGACTTAGCGTGGCCAGCTTTTGGCACGGTTTTCGATTTGGCAATGATAGCCAAAACCGACGACTCAACTATACGTCCTGTCGTTGCCAGCGTGACTTTTAATTACGATGCCGGTTTGGTTAATAGAGATAAAACACACGAATACATTGTGGACCAACTTTCAACCACCTCCGTTCGGGTAACGTCTCCGTCATCCGGTGGACCAAGAAATGCGCGGGTGATGGTGGTGGGTCTTTAGGTGTACACACGGGCACAAAATAATCAGGGTGGGGGTTAAAGATGCAATTATCACTTGGTGCTAAACTTGCGGAACTGGCATATGAAACCGATGTTGGACAATTAAGCGTTGGACTTAAAATTATTGGCGTGGAGTTGATTGAGTTTATCGACTGCAATGACACCCAGTGCTATATTGGAATGGCTGGTGGATCCATAGTATTGGTATTCAGAGGAACTGAGCCAGACCAAGTTGGGGATATTAAGGCTAACTTTAAAGTTTGGAAAGTCCCCTATAAAGGGGGGTCGGACGTCCACGCCGGGTTCCATGATTCTTACATGGGCGTGCATGTTAAAGTAATGACGGTGATAAATGGCATTTTATCACGTCACAGGAATGCGAAAATACAAATTATTGGACATTCTTTAGGTGGTGGTTTGGCCGTTATAGCCGCGTGGCATTTAAGTCAAA